TGTATATGAAGGTGTTATGGGAATATGCTAATACTAGTTTAGAAAAAGATCACTATATAGAAAAATTTATTGTGGAATAGTTGCCATTCTGCAAAATTTTCACTAACTTCTATAATGTATTAAGATTTATATAATAAAAAGAATATAATAGTTAATTATAAATAATATATTTTAATATAAAAAAATAATAAGAAGATTAGTTAACTAAGGAAGGATAGTCTTACATTTTAGTTAACTTACTTATATACTTATAGATAAGTTGTTTAATTGAATAATAATTCGTACCTTATATAATATGGCATTGAAAGCAGAGGAAATACAGAAAAATTGGGATCTACATTTAAAGATAGTAGACAAGTACATCGGAGATCGAAAGAATGATATTAACATCATGCTTGAGGATCTTGCCGATACCTATGTAATGGCCCCAGCTAGTGGTAAGACTTGGTTCCACAACGCCTTCCCAGGCGGTTATGTCGACCATGTTAACAGAGTAATACAGTATGCAGTTAAACAATCCAGGTTGTATGAAGAGATGGGAGGTACTATTGACTTCACAATGGAAGAATTAGTATTCTCAGGCCTGTTTCACGACCTAGGTAAGATAGGAACAAAAGATTTAGCAAGCTATATACCCCAGACCGACAAATGGAGACAGGATAAACTAAACGAAATGTATACACCCAACGGGGATTTAACATTTATGCTAGTACCGGACAGATCTCTATTTACCTTACAGCAATATGGTATTAAAACCTCAGAAAAAGAGTACCTAGCCATCAAATGCCACGATGGACTGTTCGCAGAAGGTAATAAACCATACTTCTTTAGCAATAACCCTAACTCTAGGATGAAAACATCAATAGTAAACATACTACATGCTGCAGATTTCCTAGCTTCTAAGGTAGAGTACGATAAATGGCTAGTATCCAAGGGAAGTACAGTTGCTAAGGTGCAAAAAACAAGTAGCTCCACAGGAAAGAAGGTTAATTCTTCAAAAGGACTATTAAACACAATAAAAAAATTATAATATGGTGGATCCTATAGTAATATACGTTGCCCTAGGTGCTGTTATAGCAATTTTAAGCTATGCAGTGAGAAATCTGTTGATAAGAGTGGAGAAATATGAAGATGCCGTTGAAGAACAGGTTAATTTCATCAATAATCTATCAGATACCATAAAACAATCACAAGCCCACTTAAAAGAACTCGATTCCAAGGGAGTATTCCAATCGGATGATGAGACAGGTTACTTTTTTAATCAATTAAAAATAGTACAAGAGGAATTGGATAAATTCCACGTACCTGAATCATATGGGCAGAGCAAAAAGCAAAGCTAATTACTTCACCAAAGAAACTGAAGAGTATATAGTAAGATATAACGAGTCTACAGACCACGTCTACAGAGCTCAGATATTTACAGACCACATTTACCACCCCTTTTACAAGCTAGCAGAGAATATTATACATACTTTCAAGTTTTATTACACCGACGTACCGGATATAGAGGATTTAAAGCATGAAATAGTAACTGTTCTACTAGAAGAGAAGATTATGAAGTTTGATCCTACATATGGAGCAAAAGCCTTCTCATATTTTGGCACAATTGTTAAGAGATGGTTAATAAACTACAACAATAAGAACTATAAGAAGCTCCTCCAGCACGGAAACTTCGATAATTTAGAGGAAAACATAGACGATACGGATAGATTGTACGGAAAAACAGCAGATCCATACCATGATTCAGCATTAACACTAGGTCAGCTTATAGATCTCTTCGTAGAGAAGACGTATGACAGGATAGAAACACTGTTTTCTAAGGAATCCGAACTAAAAGTAGCTGATGCTGTACTAACTATCTTTAAAACACGTAATGATATTGGTATATTTAAAAAAAAAGCCCTGTATATATACATAAGAGAGATGACAGATTGTGAAACTCCCCACTTAACTAGGGTGATATCCAAGTTAAAAATTGAGTTTTACGAGCTATATCAGAAATATGAAGAAGAAGGTCTAATAATACATGATAGAAATTACGTTAAATAGTCTATTTATAATAAAAATACCATGGCCTTAGATAAAACCATATTTAAAGACAAGACTTTATCCGACTTATTTGAAGAGATACACAATAACTCCACCACAACTCGATCGCAGGTAGGCTCTCTTATAGGAGAACTAAAACCCCTAATTGAGAATATAGGAGACGCTACCTTAGTAGTACCTATGATAAAAGAGTACATGGAGATAGGAGTAAAGAATGATGAAGCACTCATCAAAATGGCAGCTATTATACAAAGAATAGAATCAGCTGCTATCAAAGGTGACGGAACCGACTTCTTTGACCCTTCTGAACTAGCTGCTTTACTAGAATCAACTGAAGAACTAGAGGTAGAAGATAAATCAGAAACTGAAGAAAAAAATGGCGAATCAATTTAACCCCTTTTATCCTACCTCTCCTGATAAGGTTCGTATACACTCAACCCCTGGCTTAGTAGCCGCGAGAGTAGTAGATGTAATACTTTCTGAAAGACATCCTAACTTTACTAGTTATAACGACATAGGAGCAATTAGGTATAGAGTTATAGGAGACTCTTCTAGACAGCAAAGAGTAGATAAATTAGGAATGGCATACCCTATTAGTAGGAACTTTATGACTTACCCCCTATTAGAAGAAGTGGTATACCTTCAAATAGGTCCACTATCACAAGAGAACTCAAATACATCAAGTACAAAGAAAGTATACTATAACCCACCATTGGGTATATGGAACCACCCTCACTGGAATCCGCACCCTGATTCCAAGATTAATGAGTACCCTAAAGCAGAAAAGAATGATAACTTTATCGACTCAGGTGTAACAGCCCCACTACTACCCTTCCCCGGCGACACTATAATAGAGAGTAGGTTTGGTTCTTCTATAAGGTTTACAGGAGCTAAATCAACTGATAGCCCCTATTTAGTAGAAAGAAAAAGCGGAGATCTTATAGAGGAAACTAATAATATGAAAGCTTTAACCATAATTAGAAATGGTCAAAGGGTAACCAATGATGGATATACTAACATATTAGAAGATATAAATGAAGATGCAACGTCTATTTACTTAACAGAAGCTCACCCAATACCAATAACAGGTTCTTTAGAGACTGATGCAGGTGATAAAGTTAGCTTTATTGGAGCTACTTTTATAGATAGTGATCAAGAAGACCCAGATGGTAAATTAATAGTACCACCAGAAGAACTAAATATTTACTCTGGCTCCCAAGCAATAATTAATTCAAATAGAATAGTACTTAACGCTAAACAAGACTCCGTACTAATATCAGCAACCAAAGCAATAGGTTTATCTGCTAATTCAATTAACTTAGATGGAAGAGGAAAAGACAGTAGACTGGTACTTAACGCTAAAAAGATCTATATTGGACTAAATGCATTAAGATTAAGAAACGCAGGTAAAGGTCTATCAACATCAAAAATAAATGAACCAGCAGTACTAGGGAGAACAATGGTAACCTTACAGAAAGATTTAATATCAGCCCTATATAGTTTAGTAGACTCTATGTCACAACCTCACCTACCATCATCTTGGATCCCAAAACAGATATCAACAGCTAACTCAATTAAAGCAGAATTAGATAGGCTACAAAATGATCAAGAAACAGCCTTATCAGATAATATATTTTTAGAACCTAACTTAAGAAATAGAAGAGTCTAATGAGCAACCAGGGAAATCAAGAAGAAATCGTTACCGTAACCGGCACTGAATCAAATGATGCAGGGCTTCAAGATACTAACATTAAAGAGAAGTTGGGTAAAATGATTGGTATTAATAAAGGTAACATTAAAGCTAAATTTAAACAAGCACAGAAGGTACTATTAAGTAAGATGAAAGCTATTATACTACAGGTAGCTACTGGAGCAATTACAGAAAAGGTATCTTCATCCATGTGTGAAAGAATGGACTCAATAAATTCTCTACGGGACAGGTTAAATAGTTTCGCATCTAAAATTGCCGGTGTGATAAGTAAGCTATTATCTACTATGAATAGGTTATTAGGACCAGTTGCTGCACTACTAAGAATTGTACAAGTAATACTCACATTACCAATTCCAACTGCAGTACCACCGGGTATAGGTATTCCTTTATCAGTAGCTACATCTATAGATAATATAAGACAAAAGATATTAAAGATAGTAGCGATGATTTCACAGATAGTAAATTCTATCAAAACCTTAACACAGACCCTAGAGCAAGCACTAGGCCCAGCAAGGTCAATTTTAGATAAGATAAACGAAGTAGTCGAATTTGCAGGAGCATACTGTGAACTACTTGCCGGATTACCTGATGAAGACCCATCTCCTGAATTTTTAGAATCATTAGATGAAGCAGAACAAGCACTATCAGATGCTTTAGGGTTAATACAGGCAGAATTAGATGGTTTGGACTCTGAAGGATTTGATGACATAATGATAGATCTAGTAGATATCTTTACAGAAATGGAAGCTTCAGACCTTATACCAGAAGGAATCAAGAGTAGGTTAAGAAGAAGAATGCTATTAGGAGACTTTAACGATAATAATAACCCAGGTGTAGGAAGTAGTGGTGGAGGAGTAATTGGAACTGATCAATTTGGAAACGAAATTGGAGGAGGAGGAAGTGGTGACGGAACAGGAGTAGGCAGCGGCGGCGGAGTAGGTACCGGCGGCGGAGTAAATGGAGGTGGTTTCGGAACAGGACCAGATGGACAACCACTAGGAGGTGAAGGCAACACAGGTACAGCAGGACTCCCACCTAACTCAGAATTATTTACAGCAGTAGATGGAAACGTCTATTTATTAAAGGTAGAGGACGATCCAACCTCACCTCTTATAGCTAGAAGAAGAAGCGGCGCAGCAGCACAATGGAATAACGGAGATATAGGCGCTGTAGTATTAAAATCTCCACTAACATTTACAACAAGCAGTAGGGTAATATTGGATGATATTAAAATAAGATTGAATACACAATTAGCATTACTGTAATAAAGGATATTTATAATTATGAAACTAGATAGTTTAAGAAGAATAATCAGAGAAGAAGTCAGATCCGCAATAAAAGCAGAATTGACAGACATTTTAGCTGAAGCTGTCAAAGTAGCAAGTACCCCAACTACTATGACTGCAGCACCAGAAGCCGGCAAGACAAGCTGGTCAGCTCCAAAAAGAGAACAAGCATCAAGTATTGCCGAGAAGATAGAAACTAAAAACCTAACTCCTATAACAGAGATGCTTAATGAGACAATGAATAATATGACCGGAGAAGATCATAATAACATTATGGGCGGGGGAAGTGCAGTTACAGGAGGTCAACCTTCAATGGCAAACTCAGTAGCTAGACAGATGACAGGACCAGAACCAGGAATAGATATATCACAACTAGATTTTTTAAAGAAATCAAAGGCTATTTTTGAAGCCTCTAATAAACCAAAAGGACAACTAACATAATATGGCATTTGAAGTAAAAAGAATTAATCCATTAGATAGACAGCCTCGTAAGGCAGTAGGCGTCTCTTTGCCCTTTACCGGCCAAGCAGTATTTAATTCTACATATACTACAAAAGATGCAATTAAGAATAATATAATTAACTTCTTCTTAACCAGCAAGGGTGAAAGATTTTTTAATCCTAACTTTGGAACAGGTTTAAGAAGGTTATTATTTGATAACCTAACAGAAGAGAAAATAGCACAAATAGACTCAGAAGTAAGATCATCTTTACAACTATATTTTCCTGCAGTAATACCAACAAGGATAGTAACATCTGCTAACCCTGATAATAATGCAGTAAATTTTTCTATGGCATACCAGATAAGCGAAACAGGTATAGAAGACTTTCTGAATATAAATTTTGAACAATAATGGCTGAACAAAAAGACATAAAATACGTTAATAGGAATTTCGCTGATTTTAAAAATCAATTAGTAGAGTTTGCAAAAAACTATTTTCCTGATTCATACAACGACTTCTCACCGACATCACCTGGTATGATGTTTATAGAAATGGCTTCATATGTAGGAGATGTATTATCTTTTTATCAAGATATACAGTTACAAGAGACATTTGTACAACATGCTAAGAACCCAGAAAATTTATACTCCTTAGCTTATATGTTAGGATATAGACCTAAAGTGACTACAGTATCAGAAGTAGAAATAGAAATATCCCAACAAGTAGCATCACTAGGATCGACATATAATTACCAACCGAACTATAACCAAGCTATATTAGTTAACGAAGACGCTCAACTTACAGCCCAGACATCAGGAGTTCCACAGTTTATTATAGACAGACAAGTAGATTTTTCTTATTCAAGCTCATATGATCCAACAGACGTAACAGTTCACTCAATTGAATCAGGTCATCCAGCTCAATATACACTAAAGAAAAAAGCTAAAGCATTCTCAGGAGAAGTATTTACTACTACAATTCCAATAGGAAATGCAGAAAAGTTCCAAACAGTAGCAATTGAAGATACTGACATAGTTGGTATAATTTCTGTTACAGATGGAGATGGATACAGTTGGACAGAAGTACCTTACTTAGGTCAAGAAACAGTATTTGATGATGAAGCTAACACAGATTCAGATAGCGATAGAGTATCTCATAAGATGGTACTTAAAAAAGTTCCAAGAAGATATGTAACAAGATTCAATGCAAATGGAGATCTAAACTTACAGTTTGGATCAGGCGTAAGCCCTTCAGAAGATAACATAATTACTCCAAACCCTGCTAACGTAGGTGTAGGTAATGCAGAAGGAATAAGTAGATTAGATCATTCATATGATCCATCAAACTTCTTATTTACTAGAACGTATGGTTTAGCTCCATCTAATACTACCCTTACTATAAAGTATATTAGAGGAGGAGGCATAGTATCTAATGTACCAGCAAATACAATCACAGGAACCACTGCAGTAACTACAAGTGCTACAGATGATACCTATTTAAATACTTTAGCATTCACTAACCCACTTCCAGCAACAGGAGGTAAGGATGGAGATTCCACAGAAGAGATAAGACAGAATACTATGAGAGCATTTGGTGAACAGGGTAGAGCTGTAACATTGCAAGATTATAGTGTGAGAGCTAATTCATTACCATCAAGATTCGGATCAGTGGCTAAGACATATATTACACAAGACGAAGCTACACAAGGAGAAGCTGCTGAATCTTTAGTTAATAATAATCCATTTGCTTTATCGTTGTATGTATTAGCTTACGATAATAACGGTAAGGTAACAACAGCTACTCCTAACTTAAAACAAAACCTTAAGAAATACTTATCAGAGTATATGCTACTTACAGACTCAGTTAATATAAAAGACGCATTTATAGTTAATATTGGATTTAACTTTGAAATATTAGCTTTACCTAACCATACTGGAAGAGAAGTACTTCTAAACTGTACTAATGTAGTTAAATCCTACTTTGCAATAAGTAATCGAAACATAAATCAACCTATTAATATTTCAAAAATAACAACACTGTTAGATAAAGTAAAAGGAGTACAAACAGTACAGAAAATAGAGATAGTTAATAAGGTTGGAGCAACATATTCTAAGTTTGAATACGATGTTAACGCAGCAAAAAGAAACAACGTAATATATCCTTCATATGATCCTTGTATATTTGAAATAAAGTATCCAAATTCAGACATAAAAGGTAGAATAACAACAGTATAAGATGGCAATATTTAGACTATACCCAGAAAAAGACACCTTCATCAGCTCAGAGAGATCTGGTTCAAATGCTGGTAGAGATGAAATAGCAGAAATAGGCGGTTTTCCTGTAGCCAATGAAGGAAAAGCATCTAGAATTTTAACTAAATATGATTTATCTGAAATACAAAATACTCTTAATAGTAGAGTAACAGGTGGATTTTCTGCTAGCTTAAACTACTTTTTAGCAGATGCTACTGAGTTAAAGGATGATATAAGCATAGAATCTTTTCCATTAGCAGTTACATGGGATAATGGACTTGGTAAATATTACGATGAACCATCGGATAACACAGGAGCTACCTGGAAAAACAGATCAACAGGCGCAACAAACGCATGGACTGTTTCATCTTTCTTAAGCTACACCACAGGTTCTTTCTCAGGAAGCAACACAGGAGAAGCTGCAGGTGGAGGAAACTGGTATACCGGCTCACTAGGCCTAGACCTACAAACAAGCCAGTCATACCCCCTATATAGTGACTTAGACCTATCAATAGATGTTACTAATGCTGTAACATTAATACATTCTGAATCTATAGTTAATAACGGCTTTATCGTTAAATTAAGCGATGAATATGAGTTTGAAACTACTAGTTCTACTAAACTTAGATACTACAGTAGAGACACTAATACCATATATAGCCCCTATCTAGAAATAGCTTGGGATGATTCATCCTTTATAACCGGTTCACTAAGTGTACTAAGTACTGATGTAGCTACCGTAGGTGTAAGAAACAACAAAGGTACTTATAAAAACAACAACAAACAGAGATTTAGAATAGCAGCAAAACCGAAATACCCGACAAGGAGTTTTACCACTGGATCTATTTATAATACGAACCTAGCTTTACCGGAAAATTCACTATGGGGAATCAAAGATGATTTTACAGATGAAATGGTAGTTAAGTTTAATGGTTCACATACTAAAATAAGTTGTGATAGTAGTGGAAGCTATTTTGATTTATATATGGATACACTACAGCCTCAAAGGTACTATAAAATACTAGTTAGTTCTTCTTTAGATGGGAGTGAAGTAATAATAGATAACGATAATATATTTAAAGTAACCTAAAATGGCTGAAATTAGTATACAGAAAACTGTTTTTAACAGAAAAGAATTTGAAAGAGTTGTTGATAGAGGGTTCAAAACATTTGTTCCTCCGGTAGAGTTACCTGATACAGACACTGTACAAGAATTTTTTAGATTATATAATAAACTTTACTTAGAAATACCATTAAGAAACTCTAATTCTTCTCATGAATATCTGATCAGAAAAAGCTCAGAATTGGTAGATTTAGATGAAGGGGATAATCAATTACAGCCGCTCCTAGAGGAAATCACAAGCCTTAGAGCTAACCTCGTAGAAGCTAATAGTGATATACTTACTCTCGAGTTAGAGAAGGCTAGTAGTTTTACACAAACCAATACCAATAATAATACAAACGGCTAATACAGGTAAATGGCTAAAATAGAATATAATGTAGTTTCACTATCCCCTGAACAAGTAACAGGTATAGACTCTTATAGTGCTAAAGATGTAGCATTAGTAAGAGACTTTCAAGTTTCTAATACTTTCAAAACAGGAGTAAATAATCTTGAACTACATGCATACGACTTAACAGGAACTCTACTAAAGTCTTCTTATAATTACAAAGGTCATTCTTTTCTTGCTACAGCAGCAGGAGCAGGTAAATCAGGAGAGTCCACAATAGAATTAGACCCTGCAAAAGATGCAATAGAATTAGGATATAATTCTGGTGATATTAGGTTTGTTTATAACTTTGTAAATAATTTATACAGTAAGAGATCTAATCAACCACAGTTCTTTATAGACACTATCTCTAAAGATAGAATGGAGTTAAGAAT